CTATTGCTGGCATTACAGTGCTAGAACATGCCGGCGTTGCTATTGACGGTGACGACGATGCAATTGGTTGCGTATTTGCACCACAAGCATTCGGACTTGCTCAGCGTGGCGGAATCGATATGGAAACTGATCGTCAAGCTAAAGAACGTGCTACTGATGTTGTAATGACTGCGGTTGCAGGCACAGCTATTCTACGTCCAGAACTTGCTGTTAAAATCGTAGGCGACGCGGCACTATAACCTAGGAGTATAGACAATGGCTTTTATTATTACAAGTGGAACTACAATAAGTTTCGCCGAGTATCAAGATATCTTTGATCGTGATCATAGACTTTTTGATTCTAATGAAAGCCTGACTGACGATGTTGTTGAAAATCTTCTTATAAGGGCGACCGAGCGTATTTTAACTAAGATACGCTCGTCAGCCTGGTGGGGTAATTACTATGTTTCGCGAGGAACAATAGCTGATTACCGCACAAGTGCAGACATTCCACCACTTGATATAGAACGTATACTGGAAAGACATAATGACTTTACAGACTTATGCGTCTATACAGCGTTAGGCGAATTCGTATTACCAATGGTTGCTGACTTTGGTAGTGAGGATAATGCAGAACGTCAAAAGATGGGATACTATACCCAGAAGGCAGAATCACTCCTAACAGAGTTGTTGACTGCTGGAGACTGGTATGACTTTGATAATGACTTAACAGTTGAATCATCAGAGAAATCACCAGGACAAATAAACTTGAAGAGGGTAAGATAAATGCGAGAAGATATCCTGTCGTATATTAAGACACTATCATTAGGATCATTTACAGTTAGTGATGAACTACCTAGAGATGACAGTGGTATGGCTTTATACTTAAAGAATCCAAAGAAACTATATGTGGACATTGGACAAGTAGAAGCAACACCATTAATCCAAACGCTTAGTGGCTTTGATGTGCATACAGAATCAACTACAGTCAGTGTATATTTCACGGCTGACGCGAAAACACTACCAGCAAATTATAGTTCGTTAACACAAAGTCTAAGACTTGGCAAAGATATCCAACAAGCAAAAGGGTTTAATAACCGTTCTGTGGATGTTCAAACTGAGTATGATGCGGATATGTTGATAACTAGAATAGATTACACATTTAGCAAAATAACTTAAGGAGCAAAAAAGATGGCTTATATCTATCCAGCACCAGGTAATACAAACGCACAGGTGATCCTGACTCTTGAAACAGTCGCCGGAACAAATACTGTGGGCTTGGTTTTACCTGCACTACAAGACGTTACGTTGAATAACGCAAACGACGTGTTTTCTTGGACGCAATTAGACGCATCCAGTAAACAACAAATCGCTACTACAGCGACAAACTCACTATCTATGAACATTGTTTTAGATCAAACAATATTCTTTGGTGATTCCACAGCAACAGGTGAAGACGCACAGATTGCAGGTATTTTTGGATTGTCAAAAGACAAAACAAAGATTACTTTTGCACTCTATATGGGTGACACTGACGCTGGCGCAACTGGTAAAACTATCAGTGGAGCAGGCTATATCACTGGTTTAGCACCAACGGTATCAGCAGACAGTCCAGTATGGGTTTCGCCTATTACTGTAACTGTTGACGGCGACTACACAGTAGCCTAAGGCAAAGCGTGAGGGCACGGTAGAGGGGGATAAAACCCCCTCTATTCTCACATAACGATAAATAGATATATAGGACAGATAGATGGATATATTAGATTCAAAGTCAGACAGAGAACTCTTAAAGAGTTTAATAGCAGAAGTAGCCAAGGCAAACAATGAGTTGAATTGTGCTTATGCTGATACAAAGAAAGCCAAGAACCGTTTAAGTTTCTTAGTGGTATTAGCGAATAAATTGATCAATAGAACTGAGGATAAACAGAAATGAAATTAGAAACATTAGCAACCAAACCAAAATTAGTAACAGTAACCGTTGACGACGAGAAAATTGTCGAAGCATACGGTGAACCACTAGAATTCCACATTTACGATAGACATAGTATGGACACTTTTATGAAGCTAGCCGCTTTAGAAGGTGACAGTTCTGTTGGCGATATTGGAACACTAGTAGGCGATATGATACTTGACGAAAAGGGCAACAAAGTCCTTGTTGATGGCAACGTATTACCAATCGACGTTATGCTTAAAGTAATTGAGGTGGTGGTTAAACGCTTGGGAAACTCCGTGACCCAAACTTTGGAAACATCAGTCCAGAGCTAAATGCTCTACTGACACTTGACTTCGTTGCCAAACGTTATGGCAAACTGCCAAGTGGTGTTTTAAGGGATGGGGATACTATTGATGTTCAATGTGCCAATCTTGCTGTTCAATATGAAAATTATCTTCATAAGAAAACAGAAGACGAAGCCAATGGCATTAAGCACACAGAACACTCCCAATCAGAACTGCTAAATATGATAGAGAGGGCAAGAGATGAAACTAAGGTTAAAGACAAGTAAAATAGGTCCACACTTAAACAAGAAGAATAAGCGTCTCCGCACCATCCCTAAAGAAGCCTACGATGTATTCAAAGAAGCAACACCAGTAAGAAGTGGTAATGCTCGCAGAAAAACACGACTACAAGGCACAGTAATCAAAGCAGACTATCCTTATGCACAACGATTAGACGATGGTTGGAGCAGACAAGCTCCACAAGGGATGGTTGACCCAACTATAAAGTTTATCAAGTCAAAGATAGCGGAAATATTAGGATAAGATATGGCAACTATTAAGGACAAATATGTATTAGACATTGACACCAAAGGTGCAACGTCCAGTATAATGAGTATCAAAGGTGCAATGGGCGCACTAGCAGGTGCTCTTGCAATACGTGAACTTGTGCAGTTTGGTGCTAGTATTGTTAGTGCAACTACACAGTTTGAAAGATATCAAACAGTCCTAACAACGTTCTTAGGAAGCCAATCAAAAGCCAACGCTGAACTTGCACGCCTTAAAGACTTAGCCAACAGTTTACCACAAGACTTAGCAGACGTTACTGAAGCGTTTGTTATCTTTACACGATACGGATTAGACACATCAAGTGAAGCCATTAAAGCGTTCTCAAACATTGCTACTGCAAGTGGTAAAAGTTTAGAACAACTAGGCGAAGCACTTGGTGATGCAATGACGGGTCAATATGAACGTCTAAAAGAATTTGGTATTAAAGTATCAACAGAGAATAACAAAGTTGTTGCACGTATTGGTGAGGACATTGTTGCCACTGGTAGAACTGCAACTGAATTAACTAGAAACTTAAAAGAACTTGGAAACACACGATTTGGTGGAGCGGCAGAAGCAAACGCTGGCACATTAAGTCAATCAATGAGTAACCTTAAAGGTGCTGTATTTGAAGCACAAGTTGCTTTTGGTGAAGGGTTAAAACCAGCCCTTATTGAAATTACTACGTCGATGGCGGAACTACTCCGTCAAAACGAAGCCCTTGCTGAAAGTTTAGGTGCTGGAGTCGGCGAAGCATTAAGAGTAATTGCCGGCGGTGCCAAATTCCTTGCTGAAAATATACATCTTCTTACAACTGCTCTTACTAGTTTTATAGTAATAAAATCAGTTCCGTTCTTAATTGACATTGCCAAGAAGTTCTTTGCGTTAGGTGCGGCGGTTAGCGACTTAGGCGGACCAATGTTCCGTGCAAAGGATGCCGCTAAAAACTTAATTGGTAGTTTATTAAAGTTTGGTATTGTTGGAAGAATATTTGCCGCATTTACAGGTCCTGTTGGGCTTGCTGTTGCTGGCATTACTGCATTAGCCGCTGGATTTAAAGCATTAGGACCAGTAACTGTTGAAGTAAGTGGATTAACAACTACATATGGTGAAATTGCGTCGGCTGTTTTCTTTAGGGTTAAGAAGGCTGTTGTTGCATTAGCCACTGACATTAGAGAAGGACTTGGCAAAGCATTATCGTTTGTTACTCAGAAAGTTATGAACTTTGCTCGCCCATTAGTTACTGCATTAAACCTTATGTTAGAGAAAATGTATAGTTTTGTTAATACAGCTATTGGTCTATTTAAGGGCTTTATCCTACAGGTTACAACAGGCATTGGTGACATTCCAAGAATGTTCCTTGCGGTGATGAATGCTTCATTAGGTATCATTGGTGACTTTGTTGGTAGAGCAGGATCACAAATTGGCGAACTATGGGATTATATCTTTAGTGGCGGTGATGATGCTATTGAAAACAGTTTCACAGGCATTGGTGACACCATTGATAAACAACTTGCAAAGATTGGATCAGAGTCAAGTGTTAACTGGAGCGAGTTAATAGGTGCAGACCATATTGGCAATGCTGTTGACGCAATAACTACACCATTACGTGTTCTCATTGAAGAATATCGTGAAGAACAAGAAGCACTTGCAAATGTAGGCAAAGAATATGATGATCATATATTACGTCTAGCAAGAGCCGCTGAGTTGGCTGAAAAGATTGCCAAAGCACAAGCAAAAATTAATGAAGCGATTGCAGAAGAAAATGAACTTAGAGCAAAATCACTTGCTACATTCCAAGGCACCTTAGACAAGTTTAACGAAGAATACAAATTTAGAACTTCATTAATTAAATTAACAGACGATCAAAGAGAAAAAGAAGAACAGCGTTTTGCATTGCAACAGAAGTTAGCAACTGCAATACTTCCAGTTCAAACAAGAATACTTGAACTTGAACAGTTAAACACAGACGCATCTAAAGCAAGAATCAAAGTTCTTAAAGATAGCATTGGTGACATTCAAGAAGTTTATGAAACAGAACTTGGCTACTTGGATAAAATGGTAGATGCAAGAAACACAGAACTTAGACTCAAACGTGAAAGCGACAGTATTGATCAAGCAAGACTATCAGCTTCAGAAGCAATACTAGAAGTTCAAGAAAGAATTAACAGAGCAAGTGAAGATGCAAGTCTAGGCGGACTTAGTGGCATCAACAGAGAGCTCAAAGAAATTGAATTAAACGAATTAAGAATAGCAAGAGCCGCTAAGACACGTATTACAGCACAACTTGAAAAAGGTGTTGATGCAAATATTATTGCAGGCGAACTTGCAAAGATTGATGCTATTACTAAACAGGCTATTATGAAGCAACAGGACCTTGCTAAAACAGCTTATGAAAATTCAAGGATGTTTAGCACTGGTTGGAAAAAAGCATTTGAAGAATACGAAGACAATGCAACTAATGCTTCAAAGTCAGCACAACGTATATTTGAAAAGTCAACCAAGGGTATGGAAGACGCCATTGTAGGATTTGCTAAAACAGGTAAGTTTGAATGGAAGGGATTTGTTAACAGCATCTTAGAAGAATTGTTAAGAAGTCAAGTTCAACAGTTAATTGCCAAGACATTTGGTGGTTTAGGATTGGGCGGGGGCAGTGGCGGCGGCGGAGGACTGTTTGGAGGGTTCTTTGCAACAGGTGGAATGATTCCCCCAGGGCGTTTTGGTGTTGTCGGAGAGAACGGTCCAGAACTAGTTAGTGGTCCAGCAAATGTGACACCTAACTTAGGCGGTGGCAATGTAACTTACAACATCAACGCCGTAGATGCAATGAGTTTCAAACAGATGGTAGCACAGGATCCAAGTTTCCTGTTTGCCGTTACTGAGCAAGGTAGAAGAACTTTACCGCAAACAAGAAGATAAGGTAGATAGATATGTCATTTCAATATGTAATAGATAATGCAGAAAATATAAGCATTAGTAAAAGAAAAAGAATTGCTCAAACTGTATCGCGAGCTGGTGTTGTTAAAGCAACAAGTGTTGGCGGTCAAGTATACGAGTTTAGAGTTCAACTACCAACAGGTCCTAGATGGAGCGATAACAGAGGCTTAATTGAAACTGTTGAAGCATTGGATAGAACTACTGTTGACAACATACAAATTAATAAAACAGCCCACAATTACATTAGCGGATACCAAGGCAACTTGTCAAGCACAAGTGGAATAACCGTAAGTTACTCAAGTGGCAATACATTAACAATTACTGGTGGTGCAACACTAGGCAGTGGCTTTAGATTCAAAGCAGGCGACTTTATTCAATTAGGGTCATCTGGAAGTGTTTATAACATTGTAGAAGATGTTGCATTTAACGACAGTAGTATTACAGTTCATCGTCCAGTTAGAGAAACAGCTGGCAACTATACATTATTAGTTGGACAAGATGTATCCTGGAACGTTATTTGTGTTGAAATGCCAACTTGGACTATCTTTGGTTATGACCAAGTTTCTTGGAGTGGCGGCTTTGTGTTTGTGGAGGCTGTTTAATGAGCATTGATTTAAGTTCGTATCGTGACATTCAAACTAACTTATTTGTTAAAATGGATGTGCCTGGATATCAAGTATTAACATTCAGTGATTACCATAAAGACTACACTATTGGTGCTACAACCTATCAAGCCCTAGGCGAGTTGTTAACAGTTACTAACACAACTGATGAACTTCGTGCAAGCCCAAGAGATTTAACAATAACTATTAGTGGTATTCCAAGCGGTAATGTTAGTGAAATATTAAACAATAGAATCAAAGGTAGCAATGTAGTTGTTAGTAGAGCATTCTTTAATTCAACTACTGGAGAACTGTTATCAATAGCAGGAAATCCAGCAGGTAAGTTTCACGGCATTGTAAGTAACTTTGAAATTGCAGATGAATTAAGTATGGGCAGTGACTTAGGTGCAATTACAATTTCAATAACTGTAACCAGCGTTGTAGAATTATTAAACAATAAAACAAGCGGTCGCAGAACTAACCCATCAGACTTTCCTACAGAATCAAGTATGAGTAGAGTAAGTGCCCTTGCTAAATCTAACTTTAACTTTGGAGCGCCACAATGAGTTTCTTAAGCGGTATAGTAAACTTTGGTAAAAGTGCTTTAGGTTTCTTAGGTGGCAACAGCATTGGAAGTAGTTTAGTTAAAACTGCATTGCTTGGATATGCTGTTAACAAGATGTCTAAAAGTGTTCTTAAAGAAAATGACACTAAAGGAAGCGGAAGCACATCAAACATTGACAAGGGTGTTAGACTTCAAGTAAAGCCTAACGCAGAAGCAAAGATACCAGTCCTTTATGGCGATGCATTCTTTGGAGGCAACATATCAGATGCCGCTATGACAAATGCCAACAAGACAATGTGGTATTGCTTAACACTTGCTGAAAAGACAGGCACAGCTTTGTCAGGCGGTGCAACAACTTACACATTCCAAGATGTGTATTGGAATCAACAACGTATTGTATTTCAAGCAGATGGTATTACTGCTGATTATGCTGTTGATAGTAATGGAACAATTGATAGAAGTATTAGTGGCTTAGTTAAAGTCTATCTATACGCAGGGTCAAGTTCCAATGGACAAATTCCAACTGGTTATAGTGGCACAGTTCCAAACTCTGACACAGTATTTCCTAATTGGACCAGTAGCACACATCCAATGACAAATCTAGTATTTGCGTTGGTAAGGGTTGATTACAACCGTGAAAAGAACGTCACTGGTATTGCTGATATGCTATTCCAAGTAGAAAGCAGTATGAAGAAACCAGGTGATGTATTATATGATTATCTAACTTCAACGGTATATGGTGCGGGTATACCAACAGTAGAAATAGACACCACAAGCGTGTCCGCTTTAAACACCTATAGTGCAGAAAGCGTTTCATACAATGACGAAGGCACTGGAGCACAAACACTTCCAGATAGATATCAAATTAACGGTTTAGTTGATACAGACGAAACTGTATTAAGAAACGCAGAGCAAATATGTAGTTCAACTGCAACTTGGTTAAGTTATGACACCCACGAGGGCAAGTGGGGAGTTGTTATTAACAAGGCAGGAACTACAGTTGCAAGTTTCAGCGATACAAACATACTAGGCAACATTAGCGTTGGCGGCACAGGACTTCAAGACTTATATAATAGTGTCAAGGTAGAATTTCCACACAGGGATTTACGTGATAGTGCGGACTTTATTAAGATTGAAATACCAGCAAATTTACGAAACGCTAATGAACCTGACAACACATTAAACATCACTTACGATAATATCAATGAACCAGTTCAAGCAGAACAGTTAGGATTTATTGAATTAAAGCAGAGTCGTGTTGACTTAGTAATACAATTTGAAACAGACTTTAGTTACATTAATCTAAAAGCTGGTGATGTCATTGATGTCACTAACGATAGGTATTCGTTTACTAGCAAGTTATTTAGAATTGTTACAATTACAGAACGTCAAGACAATGACGGTGCTTTAATGATGGAAGTAACAGCATTAGAATACGATGCTGATGTTTATAGTGTTTCAAATATTACTCGATTTACTAGAAGTAGTGCAAACGGTATTATTAGTATTGGTGCTATTGGAACTCCATCTACTCCACAAGTTACAAAGTTTGAAAGAGCAAGTCGTCCTCGTATTGAAATTGAAGTAAACACACCGACTGGTGTTGTTGAAGGATTAGAATATTGGGTATCATTTGATTACACAGAAACTGACGATACTTTGCGTAGTTACACATTAGTTGGAACAAAGAAACCACTTGGTGGTGGAGTGTTTACAAGTAGCACTCAAGTTGTGTTTGAATATGCAAATCTTAATGCACAAAACTTTTATGTCAAAGTTAGAGGATTTAACACAACAGCGGTTGGTCCTTATAGTAATGTAAGTGGCCTAGTTGAATTTATACCTGAGCAAGTTCCAGACGCTATTACACCTGACACAAGTATTTTAGATTCAACTGGAGGACTTGCAACTGCATTAGGCATTGTTAGTTTGTTAAACAACATAGATGGATTGTTTGGATCATCGCCTAACCAATCAGGCGGATTGTTTAGTAAGATATTTGATGTGTTCAATGACGAGACTGGTATCGACTTAGTTGGCGATGCGGCCGCTGGCAATTTAGTAGTTGCGGCAAACATTGCAGTCCAAGAAGAAGGTGCTAATGTAGTAAGTCAGGTATCAGCAATTAACTTTGTTGGAGATGACCTTACTGTAACTGCTAACGGAACTGTTGTTACAGTTACACACAATGACACTCACGGTGGTGGCGGCGGTGATGGTGGTGATGGTGGCGGAACACCTCCTACTCCAGCCTTAGTTGTAAGCACAACACTACCTCCTGATAGAACAACATATCAAGCCGGCACATCAGTTACTCTGCCAAACCAAGCAACAATTACAGGCAGTTACTTTATATCGTGGAGTTATAATAGCGGAAATATCTTTGGTGCTATTAGCTTAGGAACAGGCAATGCTAAGTTATACAAAAGTGATGGAACTTTAGTTCAAACATTAGCCGCAATAGCTTGTAGTGTTAGTGGCAATACTTTAGAATTACCGTTTTCAAACAGAGACTTAAAAACTGATTATTACATATTATTAGATGCAGGATTAGTTACATATTGCGGAATTAATAGTGTGGCTATTGACAGTCCGTTATCTTGGAACTTTAATACACCTAATGTTTCTAAACCAGCATATGCTATGTCAGGAACAGGTGCTACTACTAACTTTTCAATTACAGCAAGTGTTGACACTTGCGGAACTACACTAACTGTTACCGGAACAGGTATTACAGCAATGGCCACTGGTAGTAGCATAACAATAGATGGTGGAGCAAATTTAGGCACACCTACAATTTCAGGAGTTGTTGCAAGTATTCCAATCAGTGGAACAGCAACGTCAACAACTTATAATATTACACTACCTGATGGTGCATTTACTGGTGGTGATTCTTGTTTTTCTGGAGCAACTAGTGGTGCTAACACAGTTAGTTTTACCATTGGCGTTAATATGTTATTGGTAGATTATCACACAAACAGTGGGGTTTTTGAACCAACTGCTCTTGACACTAACGTTAACGCCCAAAGTAATATTCGACTTGAGTTTAATCAAAATGTTACTTTAGGAACTGGCAATATAAACATATACACAATTAGCGGTTCGTTACATCAACAAATACCTGTTACAGCAAACTTTGCCTCAGACAATACAAGTGAACTTATTTGGGCAATTGGCGACTCAGTTTACATAAACCCAACAGTGGATATGATCAAAGGCACACCTTACTATATACTAGCAGACGCCGGAAGTGTAGTAGGAACTTGCTCTACACCTTGGGGAGAAACATCGTCTAGTGCTATTGCGTGGACAGTTGATCCAGGCCCAAGTATTGCAAGTGTTGATCCAATTGGATCAACAGGAGTTTACGGCAATACCAATTCTGTTAATGAAACAGGACTTGCATTAAATATAGATAGAACTGTTACAGTAGGCACTGGGAATTATGTAATCTACGATAGTAATAATACAGTAGTTGCAACTATTCCATCCACAGATCCTAGAATAACATACGGAGCATAAGATATGAAGATTACAGTAGATACCAAAGGATTATTAACTTGGTTACCAGGAGAAACTTACAGACTTGAAATTGAGGCTGGAGCAATTATTGACAGTCTAGGTGATTCAAACCTGACACTTACAAATGCAAGAGCTTTTACAACTAACTCAACAGGACCAACAAAGTATGATAGTGTTCCTATCAATAATGCTGTTGACGTTATATTAGACAATGAAATAACAATACAATATAACAGATTCCTTGAAGCATCAACTGGAAGTCTTCATTTATACAAAGTAGGTTCGCCTGATGTATTAGTTAAAACATACGTTGCCGCCGATATAGAAGTAGATATACACAGTGACAAAATATATTTAGAAACTTTTGGATTATTAGAAAGCGGGCAATCTTATTATGTGCTTGTTGATAGTAGTGCAGTTACTGATTTAGACGGATTTGCCGCTCCAGCAGTAACAAGCACAACTGACATTTCGTTTACTACAAGTTCTACACTATTTCCATCACAAAGCACCTTTTATGTAGCAAACACAGTAGGTGAAGGATCTTATCTAGTTGATTCTAATATACCAATAGGAAACACTCCATTAGTTGCACCAACTGGCAACAACATTAATTTCACTGTTCAAGTTGTATCTAATCAATCAGCAGTTGATAATATTGAGTTTGGCGCATATGCAGACTATGAACTATCCCAAACTATTATTAATCCTGACCCTGACACTTACAACGCCGGCGGAGTTCAACTTGAGGGCTTTGGTAGCCAAGTGCAATTTTCATCCGATAATTTAACAATGGTTACTTCTGCTTACCAAGATAACAGCATAGGCGAAGTTTACGTTTATACTAGAAGTTCAACTAACGCAAACTTTACATTATTTCAAACAATTCAACACAGCGGTGGCGGAGTAAGTAGCTTTGGTAGAATAGTGCGATTAAGCGACAATGGAAAAACTTTAGTTATTGGTTCCGCTTATAAAGCACACATATTTAGAAGAGGAACTTCTGGAACTCAATACGTCCAGATTACTGAAGTCTTTCCAGGACCTGGAGCAGACGGAATTGATGCATTCCAAGCAGACGTAATGAATGTAAGTGGCGATGGCATTTGGGTTATAGTATCTAAACAAAATTCATCACACAACTATAACACTGATGCTCCTATACTAATGTTATACCAATGGAATACTACTGCTGTTTCATATAATTTTGTTAGAAATATATCACTAAGTGAAACTGGACTTACTGGAACTACAAGTGGACAATTAAGAAGTGTTAAGTTAAATTATTATGGAAATAAATTTATTGCTCCATTTACAACTTATACATCTGGAACTTTTACTGCAACTGGTTACAATGTATTGCATTGGAGTATTTCTAACTACTCTCCGTGGGTCGCTGTTTCAAACTACATTGCTACTAATGTCGACGGCATTCTAAATAATAGTATATCTGGCAATTATTCGTTAATCAATAATGATCTTTATGACAGCTTTGTGTATGATCAGTCCTTAACAAACGATGCTAATAATCCAGCATTCTTAACAAGCATATTTGGTAAAATTGTTTCACAGCGCCGTATATGGGATACATTTAATGCTGGCGCAACTTGGGTTAGACGTAGTGAATATTTTAATTTTCCAGCAACGTTATCCAGCGATGCTCAGATTTACGCTATTAGTCCAGACGGTGAATACATTGCCGACGTTCCTACATATCAAGAACTGAGCTTTGAAATTTATCAAATTAATCCAACTATAAGTTTTCCTTGGGATAATACTACAAAAACACTAACTATTAATTCTACAGATAATACTGTGGCAAACATCCTCCCAACATTAAAGTTAGACGTTAATGCAATTCCGTCTTCTTATAATGGAGAAATAAAATTAAAATATACGTTTGATACTACTGTTGCAGGTGGTGCAGGCGTTGGAACATTATACAGGTATCAACGTGCTTATGATGGAATACGTTATAGAGTAGATCCAATAACATTATCAGTTAATACATCACTAAGTGCATTAGGAAATACTAGTAGCACACTAACATCAACACCTAACACTCAATTTTCGTTAGTATGTAGTGGTGAAATTACTTGGCAGTTTATTACAACTACACCAGGTTACCAAACTTACGGTCCACACGATTCGGCTGGTAGTGACAACTATTACTTTGTCCAAGAAAATTTCTCAACTGCCAGAATTAGATCTATGGCAACTAGTGCAACTATATCTAACACTACATATACTAGAGATTATAGCTCATCAACCAATTGGTCAGCAATGACTGATACTACTTTACTGTTTAACGACAACAACTCTAGCACCACAAGCCTATATAATACTGTAACCGGAACATTGATTAGATCATATGGTGGAACAACTGGTGGAGACATTAGCACCAATGGCAATTATGTAATTGACAACAAAGTATATAACAGCGCCGGATCTACATTACAGACGCTATCGGGTTGGAACGCTAACCGCCTGGCAAAAATAAGTAACAATTATGTAGCACATCTTCCAAATACAACTACTTTAGCTAATGGTGCCTATGTATACCAAGCAAAAGTCATTAATATATCCGCCGGAACATCATACTTAATTAATCCAAGTTCGTCATCTGTAACCATCAGTGACATTGCTGTGTCAGACACACACGTTGTTGTTGAAGAATATCATAACTCAACATTTGCGAGAACATCACGAATAATTAATGCTTCAACTGGAGTGGATGCGTTTAGTATTAGTAGACCCAGTGGATTCCAGGACATTGCCGCCATAAATTCAAAATATGTTATAGTGAAAAAAGGAACCTCTGCAAATTCTTACTATGAGGTTAGAAATATGGCAGGCACATTATACAGAACTATATTGCTTACAAGTATGGGTATTGCCAATAGCAACACACAAACTAAGATAATAGATATGTCAGAAAATGCTTTATATATTTCAACTAAAATACAAACAGACGATTGGCGATTAATAAAAGCAATAATTTAATCTTTTATTGCCTTTTTTGAACGATTATTTAAGATTTTGCTAAATACATTGCAAGAGAAGAAAACAGACAGCATTGTCTGTAATAAACAAAAGCAGACAACAACAGGAGATAAATTATGTCAGCCGCATCAGATCACACAGAAAACCTAGCCTTAAACTATCTATTAACCGCAAGTTCGGTAGCACGACCATCCGTTTGGTATGTCGCATTATTTACATCCGACGCTGGTTTAGAAGCAGGCAATATAACAGGTGAATGCAATGGAACAGATTATGTTCGTAAAACTGTCGCATTTACAGTAACAACCAACTCAGCAACTAATAACGGTGCTGTAACATTTGACCCAGCTGGTTCAGGTGGTTGGGGAACAGTAACTCACGTTGCAGTAATGGACGCCTCAACATCAGGTTCTGTTTTGTTCCACGGCGCAGTTACCACCAGTAAAACTCTAGACGAAAATGACACTTTTCAGATTAGCGACTCAAATTTGACAATTAGCTTAAACTAATATAGTATTAAACTAATATAGTATTAAACTAATATAGCAGGGGGGGTTCTTAGGGGCGCCCTCTGCAAATTAAACTAATATCATAAGGAGATTGCTATGTCAACATTAGTATTAAGAAACACAAAAGGTTCAGCGTTAACCTTTACGGAAGGTGATAACAATTTCACTAACCTTAATAACGATAAATTAGAAAATATTAGTGCAGATACTAATCCTGCCCTGGGCGGCAATTTAACCGGCGGAGATTTTGTCGTAAGTCAAATTAAACTACAAGACTACGAAGAAGTAGTGTATAATAATAACGCCCTTAATTCAACAACTACAATCAACCTTTCAAACGGAAATGTTCAGCGTTACACAGATGACGGATTTACATTTAATGGATTTACATCAGCAGTTGAAGGAGCAAGTGTAACATTAATCAAACATTCAGGATCGAATAATTCAGGCATCTTTAATGTTGATGGCTCTTTAACAAAGAAATTTGGCAATGATGGTGCAACTGCTATAAGCAATACTAGTGCAGACGATATTATCAGCATCATATACCTTAATAACACTTATTATATTTCCATAGCTAAAGGATATCAATAGAATGTTAGGAATCCAGCGTAACGCACTTATTGGGGCTATGGCTTATCAATGGCAAAGCGCCGGAGCAGGTGCTGGTGCTGGTGGCGGAGCAGGTGGCGGAGCAGGCACAAGAACTGCATCAACACAAACAGCGAATGGCCAAGCGGCAATTACTTCGTCACAATTTAAATACGGAAGCGGCGCTTTACAACTTGACGGCACAGGCGATTATGTAGTGTCTAGTTTAACCACCGCCACAGCAAGTGAATTTACGTGGGAAACTTGGTTCAGAGTTGACGTAGATGCTGGCCAAGGCACAGTTGCTATTCTTTCAAACAGATCTGGTGGTTATGGCAATGGCGACATTATGATGTTGTTTAGAAACTACGATATGAAAGTTCAAGTTAACGGGGCGGGCGGAACTGCCTCCTTTAATGCAAACGGAGTTGGAAGTGCGTTAGCAGTTGATCAGTGGCACCACTTTGCATTTGCGAGAGACAACAGTAACAATGTAGCTGTATGGGTCAATGGCTCAAGAGTTGCCAATGGCACGTGGGATGGAGCAGTTTTTGACAATGGCTCAGGACTTGGAATTGGCGCACATAGTGATGGTGGCATTCCAGCAAACTCAGGAACAACTGCTTGGATCGACGAAGTTAGAATTTCAACTGTTGATAGATACGGTGTAAGTAATACAACTATTGCACCTCCGGCAAGTCAGTTTACAAATGACGCTGATACTATGCTATTATTACATTTTGACACTGATTTAACAGATGATGTTACTGGAGCTGGTGCAGGCGGTGGAGCAGGCGGTGGAGCAGGTGCTGGTGCTGGTGGCGGAACTTATACAGTTAGAGCAGACTCTAACCAAGCTAATATTCAATTAGCAATACCATTTGCTAACATATCACACATTCCGTTAATCAATAGTGATATTAGTTCACAAGTTAATACAGGGTATACAGGAACAGTTATTCAAACTGGTGGTGAATCCGGAACTCGTGCTAACTTAGTTGGTAGTCAAAAGCAATGGTCCGGCATTCCTGACTATTCAGGTAGTGTTGAGTTCAGCCAAACTGGTTCTACTGGAGCAGGTGGACACCACGCATTAGCATACGAAATGCCTACATCAACTGGGCGAACTGGTTTTGGAAATGCAAACACAAGTTCATACACACTCGAAGTTTATGTTAAGGCTACAAGCGCCACCAGTAACAACAACTGGGCACTATCGAGTGCTGACAATGGTGGTAGGTGGTTGTTTGGAATTAACACAGGTGCAACTATAACGTTTGGTCAAGAAAACAACATTGGTTTAGGTGATACAGATTGGCATCACATTGCTATTGTTAATGACAACGGTGCAAAACGTCTTTATATTGATTCTTCATATAGAGGTAGTTGGTATAGCACAAACACAGGCTTTAATGTTTTATACGTTGGTCAGTTTACTGCAACTGGTGGAAGTAACTTCCAGGGCTATATGCAGGACTTAAGAGTGTATAATTTTGCAAAATACAGTGGAACTAGCACAAATGCAGGAACCAACTTTACGATTCCGCTATCAATTATACAGAGCATTCCTTAGGAGCATATAAACAGTGGCAGATATTAGATATTACGACGTAGGCTTCATAGACGAAGGCTATATGGATGACACAGTTGATACCACAGGATATTATCTTGAAGGATATATGACTGGTGACTATATGCTTTCTGTATCAAATAGTGGTGTAGTAAAAGAAGGCGAATGCGTAATGGCAGTCTCTAGTGTAAAAACAATTACACCTAGTAAGATTATGTCAACAACTGTTGTAATGACTGCCTTTAATACAGTATCAATGACTGTATCTGCAATTAAAAACAACTTTGCAATATTAACATCTTCAAGTTCATTACTGGCAACTGTAAGTAAAATTGCCAGCAATGTAATTACGCTTGATACTATTGTTAACCAGAGTTTGCAGGGCGACATTACACGTCAACTAAACTTTACAGCTTCAGCATCTTTTACTTCAACAAACATAAGCATCGCAACAAAAGAATTAACTTCTAATTTTGCAGATGCTTTTTCTTTGACTGCATCCTTAAATGTTATTGGTATTACTTTACAACTAAGTGCATCAATGACTGTTGTAAGTTCATTAACTGCATCTGGCATCAAACCAACAAGAATAACAACATTTGTTAACAACAGTGGACCAGTTTATGATCCAATTGAAATAGATAATGCAGTTTACAAATTTGGATCAGGTGGCTATCGCAAAGACGTTTCAGGATTCGAAGGCACTCCGGATCGAAGCCCAGTCTGGGACGGAACTGTTTGGAGAATGTTTGAAGAAGACTATCAATGGACTAGTTCTAATTTATCAACGTGGACAAGATCATCTAGTAATTTACCAAACGCCGCCAACACAGCCATACAGACTGTTGAGTATATTAATGGCGAGTGGATAATATCTAGTGCAGGGTCTTACTTCGTAAGTAGTGATTCTACTGCAACTTGGTCAGAGGTTGATGTTGATAGTGCATATGTTCAATTTGGCACCCATAATGGCGACACTATGCAACAGACTGACATTACTCGTTCGCACAGTAAATGGTATGTTAGATCACAACGAGGATTATATTCTAATTCAAATTTAACTAATTCTGGTTGGACGCAAGAATCTTACTATGCTGTTTACTCAAATGTTCAATTGTTTGTTGGTGGACTTGCCAGCAACAGCAATCAGGTAGTATGGGCTAATTATAACTATCCGACAGGATATGGCAATTTTAACAACCAAATATATGCAAAAACTTCTACTGGAACTACTAATGTAATCCAGTCTGGTGAACGAGCAATACCTAGTGATTATACAATACGCCAAGTAGAGACTACCCAAGACAATAATGAAATTTATTATGTTATTGGCAATACTACTAACACCGCTTTTGAACTACGAACTGTAGGAGTGACAAACAGGCTAACAAGCAGTTACCAATATACAAACCCAGGCAGAGTAAATAGCAGATACTATTACACACAATATGATGTCGATAACCAAGTAACAAGTTACTTTGGCACTTCATTTGCAAATGCAACTGCATTAGATTATCCTGTTGTTACTGGAAAAATTCGTTATGAGAATGGGTATTATGTATATCTATTCAATGACCATTTAGTTTACTCCTCAAATGGAACAACTTGGACTTATGAACTTGTAGACGAACTTCTAAGTATAAATGACCGCGGACTTGCTTACACTAATACAAGTTTAACTAATTGGAAGAGTATTGACTTTTGGGGGAAATATGTAAAATTAAACGCCTCCAATAACACATCATATCCGTTATTCCGTATTGGACAAACTGAGTTTGCCCTCTACGAATTTGATGGAAGTAGAACTGCTATAAGAGTATATGATACCTTTGCTGTAAACGGCAACGGTTACTATTCTATTTTATTCGACAACACTAGAATTACAACCCCGCACTCTAATGGAACATATAATAACCATATTCGTATTATACGAAACGGCAACGATTTCAAAGCATACCTTAATGGAGCATTAAGTTTAGAAGCCACCGTTGAAGGCTCAATAGCTTCTAATACAATTACACTTGGAGCGGTAGATAATTTTACCTTTACCAACACAGTTTACCTAGATGAATTTTATGTAAGCACAGAGTTGTTAAATGATTACAGTGATAACACTATTACTATACCAACAACAACTTGGAGTAATGACGAAGATGCGGCATTGCTGTTACACTTTAATGGAACATTTGAAGACTTTGTTGAACCACCAACTACAGTTAACCTTTCAGCATCATTTACTCTTTCAGCAACTGCAATAGCAGACAAGGGACTTGTTGCGTTATTTGCAACACTTGGCACATTAACAACTAATGCTACAAGCACAAGAGAACTAGAATCTACACAAGTTGCGGCTACAACTACAAACGTCATTGGACATCGAGTTAAGCAATTTAACGCCGTCTTAGACGCTCATACAAGCATCGTAGCGTCTGGTATTACAGTTACTAATACAGAGTTCAGTGTTACAGCAAATACAACGTTAATAACAAATGTATTCTTACAACGCAATGTTACTCCGGTGTTTGAAAGTGTTGCAACAACTGTAACAATAACCAGCAAGATTGCTGATATGTTTGTTAATGTTAACACTACAGCAACAATGACTATTAATGCTGAAGCCATTAGTGGAAACATAGTAGTAATAAACAGTCCAGCAACAATGGTTACTGTTCCTGCAATTATTGCTAGAACTTCAGTATTATGCCCAGCAACAACAGCATTAGTTGCAACTCCAACTAAGATACAAAAACTTGCCACTAACCAAGTTGCAAACGCAACACAAGTTGCAAACGCATTTAAAGTAGCACAAGGCACATCTACTATTAGCGGGTCAATGGTATTTGAATTTGGTGTTGAGGTTGGCAGAGTTGGTGATATTGATGCTATTGCACACTTTAGTATGAGTGTTACAGGCAACCGCAACCGCACAATTGAGTCTAGCTTAAACAGCATATTTGCCAGTCAAATTACCGCTTTTAAGGCAGTTGAAGTAAATACAACACTAGCAGTAATAACAGCACAACTAGCAACAGGCAGAATATCACACCTACTTGAAATTGTGTATACTATACCAAGTGAAGATAGAATATTCACAATACATAAAGAAGATAGAACACACGCTATCTTTAACGAAGATAGAACTTATAAAATAGGAGAATAAGATGGCGATTAACAGAACAGGGTTCGAGCAAAGCAACACTGGCATATCAATTGACAAAGACTCAGAAGCACAACTAACATACACGTTTGATTGGGCTACTTGGTTACCAAACGCAGATACTATTTCAACAGTAGTATACACAGTTGCGGCAAGACGCAATGATCCAGCGGCAATGGTTATAGTAGCTTCAGGAAAAACAAGCTCAACAACATATGTTGAACTTAGTGGTGGAGCAAAGAATAAAGTTTACATTGTCACAGCAAAAATAACCACAAGTGATGGACTTGTAGACAGAAGAAACTTCCGTGTTAATGTTGTGGATAGGGCCGCCTAATGCCAGACACTACAGAATACGAACGCGAACATCTAGAAGCACACGTTGATTTGTGCGCCATAAGGTATGCACATTTGAACGAACGTTTAGAAAAAGTTGAAGCCGCAGTTACTGATTTACACACAGGTGTTGTTAAGGGCAACAAAGGATTAGTTAAAGCTATGATCGTTGCTGTAAGCACCATTGTCGTAGCTCTAATAGGCGCTGTTGCAACAATCATAACTGCAATGCCAGGATGACCTAGAGGAAAATACATACTAGTTAAATATTAGTATGACAAACAATAACAGTTACCCACCAGATATCCTTGAACGGCTTGAATTTATACAGCCCAAGCACAGTGGTCCAAAAATTAACGATATACCCAATGACACAGTTCCTCTTGAACTTGCTCACGTAAAATACGATGCCAAGTGTGAGGATTGTGATACACATCTTTGCGAAATTAGAGTAGTGCATTCTAAGAAGCTAGTAACACCATATGTTCACTGGAGTAAACAATGTCAAGTATGTAGATTCTACCAGTGTGCTGACACAGGCAAATATATTTTAAACAATGTAGAACTTAGACATCAACACTACCTGAAAGCAGGTAGAAGTCTTCCTGGATGTGGACGGGGCCGCAAAAGAGTTAACCCTTTAAGTCCAGCGGCAACCAAAGGTCGCCCACCAGGTAGTGCAAACAAAAAGGGTAAACTTCCAAAGAAACTAACCAAGCTACAACAACAGTTCCTTGATACAATAAATGCCGGAAACAAACCTAAATTAGAAGATTTAGATAAATAATATTGTAGAAGAGAAATGTTATCTGGTAGGGCTGTCACTTTACCTATTGTTTTATCTTAATGCCATTAGAAAAACTCCGTTGATTCTCTTTTACATCAGTAGTTCTGACGTATTACTGGATAAAACCGCACTAAGGTTTATGGCCCTTGACTATGAAGACGCAATGTCTAGATTAGATCGAGGGCTTTTTTTCCACTTGACATTCACCAGTTTCAAGCGTATAATTAAGTATAGGCATAAATACATTGTAGGCATTAAGACAGGCAATAACAAAGGCAAAGCATAACAGCACTAAAGGTTGGTGGGCCAGATATATATTACCACTGTGGAAAAGGCATCCGTATAGGAGCACACGCAACGTATTAAGACACTCCCCTAGGTAGATCCTAGTATCCTGAAAAATCGGAAGTGAGTTTAAGTATTAATACAGAATGAATGCTGTCATTCAGAAAACACTAACACAACGTATAAACAGTCACCATATGTCGGTAACGAGGGTGACAATACTGTTAACACAGTATGCCGTGGTAGGGAAGGAATGAGCACGAGGTCCTTTACGTTTGGTGTATAAACAAAACCTACTTCCAATATGTCTTACTGTTGCAACTCACAGAAAGAGGACGGAACTTGTAAAATAGTTCCGTCTGACTGAAACAATCTACAGAAAGTATTAAGTAATAATCATTTCATATCACTTATCATTATTAAGTAATAATCAT